GCATCGAGAAGTTGAAGCATGGACATTTGATTGATGTCGGTAGTTTTCATGGTTGGTTTCAGATGAGGTCTGCATTGAGAGGAGTCCAGGTACTGACGTCTTCAGCTAGCTCAGCAAACTCAGCGTCAGTCATGGGCAGTGGATCGTCATCGGCAAGCATGATGCTGCCTTCACACACAGCACTGCTGTACTGCGGTGGATCGTAGAAAGTTGCACAGGAAGTCTGTACAACATCATCGATGACGGCCTGAAACTCGACGAACCAGCCTGATGGATGGTGGACGATCTCGCGGTGTTGGATTTCGAGGATGAAGGTCATTGCCTAGTAGGGCAGTGGACTTGTGTAATGTAGCAGCTTAGATAGCCAAGTAGCGGAGGATGACGGGGGAAAAGTCCGCCTCATAAGCACTCATTATCGATGTATCGATGCCGCCGTTTAGTGCTGTCTCTATGTCGGCCTCAAGCCTGCAGAAATCCTCAGGCGTATCTTGATACGAATCTTCACAGATCGCTTCAGGTAATCCGTCAGGGTTGTAAGCGGTATAACGAACTACCGCAAGCTTGCTTGCGACGCCAGAAACTTTGTAGTAGGTGATGGTCGTAAGCTCCATGGGACGCTTCGGCCTACCACCAGTCTGCCTGTATTTTTCAAGAAATGTCATAATGTAGTAGCTGATGCAGTGGAACGATGGAAATGCACCGCAACTTCGCACTGCAGCGCTTCCGCCGTGACATTGAAACATGTACTGATGTAAAAGAGCTGCAGAACATGTCAGTAAAACTGATGCAGCTCTATTTACGTCAACAGGACACGGTGAACCAGCTGGTCAAGAAAGGCTGGCTACCAGACGAGGCAAACACCTAGTTGCGCTGCTCGCGCTCCTCACGGCGTTCGCGGTACATACGTGCCACCTCATCGAAGCAAGCCCTGCGAGTGTCGTAAGGGATGCTCTTGAAGATCTGATCCAATCGGAACATCAGAAACTCATCGCGTTCGTCAGTGACGTCCGCAAACTTGTGCGAGTTCTGCAGGCCATTGCCAATAGCACTGACCAAAAAGGACTGGAACGCGGGTGAGTCCAATAAGTCTTTAAGTGAGAGCCGTGCGGCAGCGTCAAGAACGCTGTCGGGAATTCTAATGTCGTAGGCCATAAGTGTCTGTTGTAGTAAAGGGGCCATTTAGGCCCCATAAAGGTAGCAAGGTTTCTCAAACGTCCCACATTTTCCACGCTTGGTCCCGAGACGCATTCAACTCATCTTGAGTACGCTCGTCGTCTCTCGCGCGGGGATATTGCTCAGGCTGTCCCATCTTGGCACTTTCCGCTTCAGCACTGGATTTTAAGGTGGGACACTCACCTTGTTTTTCAGAAAGTGTCCCATCTTGATCTGGTTCGTCCGCTCCAGGGGATTCCTGCGCTTCAGCAAGGTGGGACACTTCCTCATTTTTGTCTGAGCTGTCCCACCTTAAATCCGTTCCAGCAACAGGGTTTTCTGAAGGTGGGACACTCTCTCGCAAGGCCCCGCACGCGAGAACTGCTCTATAGAGGTCAGAAGTGTTTTTCCCATCACCAGCTGGAACGGAACCAACCACCTCAATCAACCCACGCTTCTCAAGGCGCTGGAGCGACTTACGAATTGCCGCAACCTTGCCGCCAACCACAGGGTCAGCATTGAGGTCGGCACGGGTAACGGTTCGAGGGTGAATCACCCGCAACCGCTGCAGCACCCGGTCGGTAATTCCGCTTGGAGCGGTGTTACTTGCGTCAATCTCCGGGGTGAAGTCGCTGATGGAGAAGCTGAGGTCAGCCTCCATCTGCATCATCAGAGACGTCCCAGAGCGCCCAGAGCGGCTTTTCTCGATGGTGATGATGCGTGAGTGCCCTGGAGCGGTCCCTTTCTCCACCTGCTCCTTGGTGGGCTTTTTAAGCGCCCATGTCTCATCCACCGCATCACGGATGGCTGAGGTGCCTCTAAACCCACCCTGCTTATTGGCGTGATGAACGATGAGCATTGTTGTCGCCGGAAACAGCACGCCGTTGTTGCGGGTCAGCCAGTACAGCGGCGTAGCGAAGTCGCTCTTGTTCTCGTCAAAGGCACGACCACCGCTACAGCCGATGAGCGAGTCAATGACGACCAGCTTTGGTTTGATGTTGTGCATCAGCTTCACAAACTGCGCGTAGCGCTGGAGCGCCCAGTCGGTCTGGATGAAGGTCTCGCTGTCTGCTGGGTAATCAACCTCCTCAAGCTGCTCTTTGAGCTGCACCAGCGGCTGATCACCATTCAGCAGCAACACCGGACCCTTCTGCACTGGAACGGGCTTACCCCTGACGATGAAGGGCGCACCAGTCGCAATGTGTTTCGCAAGAGTCCAAGCCGACATGGACTTACCGTCACCACCAGCGCCGTAGATCAGCACCACTGACGGATGCGGCAGCACATCAGGGATGAGGTAGTCACGCTCTTGGTCGCTATCCATCAAGTCCTGAGCACCCATCAGACCTTTCGCACCCTCAAATTGAATCTGATCAACAATCAGTTTCTCCAGCGCTAACTGATCTCGATAACCGGCTTGGAGCGCCAAGTTATTGAGGTTGTAATTCATCTCAGCCGGATTATCCAGCTCCAGATATTTCTTGGCTTTCTCAATAACCTGCTCAAACGGCAACACAGCCTGACGGAACGAAACCGCCATCTGGTTGATGTCGTCAATCACCGCACGAGCAGCAGGGTCATTCACGAAACGATTCCTGTCTGGGTCGTAGTGATCAGCCAGCTGAATCAAGCTGCCTAAACCCAGGCCACCACCTGATTTGAACCCACATTCCCAGCGATCAAGGCATGGGTCGTCATTTACCCAATCATCGGAATACTCATCATCACGTTGTGACCAGTCACGCCACAGATTGAGACCTTCTTCACCTGGCAGCTCAGAGTGGATCATTGCGCCAATGCGCCACCACTGGTCCTCACTACCGCGACCTTGCGGCTGAATAACCGACAGGCAGTTTTTAACAATGAGTTGAAGCTCTTCAGTGGACCGCATTCCATAACGCGGATCCTTTTTACCCTCATCAGTTTTTTGTTTACCGCGATAGGAATCCTTCATGTACGCCAGAAGCCACTCAGGAGCCTCTGGAACGGCGTTGAAATCACCTTCCTGTGTGTAGACACCATCTGCTTTGTAAGCGCCGCCTACAAGCCCCTGGCGGCCCCACAGCACTTCCCAGCCTTCTTTGGTGGCACTCAAGCTGAGGCCATCCACCTCACCCCAAAGCTCGCGTGGAACGTAAAAGAGGTACTTAGCAGCGTTTTTCTTGGTTGACTTAACAACCGGCACATCAACAAGATCCTGACCCCACTTCTTCTTCAGCTGCGTGAGGTTGGCATCAATATCAAGGATCACCAAGCCTTGACTGCGTGGTCCGGTAAAGACACCAACAGCCTTGAAGGTGTCAGCATTGCGCTCAATGTGCAGCGCAGTCTCAGCGGGCGACCAATCTTCGTGGTGCGTCTTGCCGAGCGGCGATTTACCGCAAGCTTCTTTACCAGAGGGAAGTTTGACGCCTTTGGCGTAGATGGGACATGTGGCCCATGTGCTCGGTAACGAGCGAACGAAGGCAGGAAGCTTCGTCATTTGTTAAACTCCTAGAGAAGTACACGACGAGTCCCAGTTGAGACTCGCCAGATGTCTCCAGCGCCCTGCCAGGCACTGGGGACTTTTTTCATTCTACGACGATTGTCAAACCGCGTAGATGTAGTAGGATGAGCGAGCACCGGGCATAGCCCACCGCACTTTCACCATGAGCTTCATCCCGAAACAACACAGCGACGCCCTAAAAGCTGGCGGCAGCCGCAACGACTACCTCAGCCCAAGCAAGGTCAAGGCCGACGGCCAAGTACGTTTTGCCATTCTGGCAAACGAGCCTCTTTGCTACTTCGAAGTCTGGGGCGAAGACGAGACCGGTAAAGGCAAGCCCTTTCGCTTTGCAGAAGAAGCTACTGCCGACGATATCGAGCAAGAGATGGGTGCTAACTACACGCGCCGCTGCAAAGACGACGGCACTGAAGAGCCTCAGAAGTTCGCATTGGCAATGCCGATCTACAACTTCGACGTCAAGCGCATTCAAGTGCTGAGCATGACCCAAAAAGGTCTGCAAAAGGAACTCGACGAGATTTCACAAGTCGAGGAATACGGCGACATGACCGAGTGGGACTTCATCATGACGAAAGCCGCCACCGTCTCACCTGACATGTATGGCCTGCGTCCAGTACCTCGCAAGAAAGACAGCCAAGCCGCAATCGATGCTGCCTGGAACGAAGCTGTGACCAACGGTTTCGACATCACGCGCCTGCTGACCGGCGGCCACCCATTTAAGGCCGACTAAATGTGAAACTTAGAAGAACTTTATTGGTCTTCTAAGTATTATTTGTGTTACACTGTCTGTGCGGTTGTAGTGACGCCCGCCGCATTGGAAACCCTGGCTACGGCTGGGGTTTTCTTTTTGCTCTAGTATTTAACAGCGTCGCTACACAACTCTGTTGTTACACATTCCGCAACTCGCACAACTGGAAACCCGCTCTTGGCAGGGCGCACCGATCAGTCGCCGCACAACTGACGGCTACTTTAACGCCACGGCCATGTGCAAAGCAAACGGCAAGCAGTGGAACGATTATTTCCGCACGGAACGCGCACAGCAATACTTACAAGCTCTTGCAAGGTCAACGGGAATTCCCGTCGACCTTCTTGCCGAGTCAATCACCACCGGCCCTAACGAGGAACGCGGAACTTGGGTTCATCGCCAGGCGGCGCTTGACCTGTCCCGCTGGATCAGCGCACCGTTCGCCGTCTGGATGGACGCTGCATTCCTGGAGCGAATGTCCCAAGTGCGGGACACTCAACCTGTTCTTGCACCAGCTTTTTCAACCGGCTTGGAGGCAGCAAAACTTTTAGCCGATGCAGTGGGATACGTAGGAGGAGACGCAAAGACCTCCATGGCGCGTTCGCTTACAGCTCTTGCAAAGGCGCACCCAGAACAAAAAGAACTTTGCTACGAGTCACAAAGGTTGCTGTGCCCTGCAATCGAGGAGTTCGTCAACGTAACCACCTTGACTGAGGAACTAAAACAAGCTATTGGCGAGCAAAACATAAAACTGCTTACAACAGCAGCAAAAGAAGAAGGGTTGATGAAGGCCGCAAATCCAAGGAATCTGGTTAATGTGCTACTTACAGAAGCTGGTTTGCAGTTTAAAGGCGGCAAACGCCGTGACCAAGCAAGCTACATCCCGACAGAGGAAGGGTCAAAGTTTTCTAGGGAGGAAACCAGACCTGACATACACAGTCGGGAGGCTTGGGTTCCCCAACTTTTGTGGCTGAAGGATGCAACCGTAAAAGAGCTAGTCCAGTTTGTGACTAAGAAATTCAAGGTTGCGTAGCCGCAAACCACCTAAATTCAAATATTTGAGCACTGTGCTGGTACGAACATCGCGTCAACTTAATAACTTCTAAGTTATTTAGTAGCTGTTGCTACAAACGCCATGAACGTCCTGCACCTGATCCAGCGCAAGCAGCAGAAGAAGCTCGCTCTTAAAGCTGCTCAAGCCATCACAGTTAGAACCCGCTAACCACAGCGGGTTTTTATTAGCTATAGTGAACGTGGGAAAGACTATGAAAAACCCACAAGTACCTGAACCTGTCATCACCAGTACAGAAGACGGGATGGTACGTATTACTGTCGGAGACGAAAAAGGCTGGGTAAGCTCATACCACTTGGTTCAACCCAAGGTTGATCAGCTTATCCAAACATGGCTATTGAAGCACAACAAAAGCTGAGTACTCTGCGGAAGAGTTGCCTGGTACGTGATGACTCTGGCCCTTTCCGCGTTTATCGGGATGACGCTGGCAGCACTTTTCACAGTGTTACGCACATCCTCAAAGAAACAGCACCCGAATGGCAACAAAAAGCCCTGGAACGGTGGCTGGCTCGACCAGGTTCTGAGCAAGACCGAGACACGGCTGCAACACGTGGTACGTTGGCGCACAACCACGCCGAATACATCCTCAAAACCGGCGCCCAACTAGCCCGCAAAGCCGCCAACAAACGCAACGTCTGGAAAAGCCATTCAGACGGCCTGGAACGTTGCCCCGGCAGCATCACCTCTTGGGGTATCGAAAGAGCCATTCAAGGCGCTCCTAGAGTCCCCTGGAGCGCTGCTGGCTACGCTCGCGGTTTACGCGGCTGGATCGGCAAGAACGTAACCGCCATTCATGCAGTTGAATTTTCCATTCATCATCCAGCCGGTTTTGCTGGTACGTGCGATGCCTTGCTGGACATTCAAGGCAAGGGACCAGTCGTCGTTGATTGGAAAACTAGCCAACGCGAACGCAGCGAAGACATGCTCACCAACTACATCGACCAACTAGGCGCATACAGTTTGGGTCTCATGCGTCTCACCGGCATCAAAGCAGCTGGAGCGTTAGTGGTGGTGGCACGACGCACCGGAGCCCCGCAGATCCGAGAACTTAGTGAACTCGAATTACGGGGCGCCGAGGCTAGGTTCCTGGATCGTTGCGAGCGTTACTTCGCAGCTTGATCGATCAAGCGTTTGCAGCCTCTTACTAAATCAGCGGAGATTGACTTGTAGTCGTACCGTCCACCATCAAGGCAAAGCCCCTGTCCATCAGGGATTTCCTGGAACGTGCTGATGAAATAGCTACTGCACAACTGCTGATTGTCGAAACGAAACCAGATGACCGGTTCCTGTGGGTAGTTCTCATCCCAGCCAACGGAGACCTGGAGCAGAACACCTTCTTTAGTTTTGAGTCTCATGTGTCTCAGCCTCAAACGCGTTTGAATTTTGCAAGGGCAGCGGCGTAGGCGTTCGCCACTTTTAGGATCTGAGCTGGATCGTCAACTGCCTGCGCTTGATACAGCTGGTCGCGCAGCGCATTCAAAACCAGATCAGTGTGCTGTGGTTCGGCCTCTGGTTTGGCCAGCATGTTGAACCACCGGTAGGCCGTGGCACGACTGACGTCATTCTCCAGCAATTCGGCAATCACCTCAGATCTGAGGCAACCGTCGTCGAGCCTGGCGCGGATGAACTCCAGCGCCTCTGTCTTCTCCATGGGTGAGAGGTTGGGACATGTACTGCAGTACAGTACATCCAAACGAGACAGCTGGCAAGAATCCGCGAGAATCGGTGAGAATTCTCAGATTTTATGACTGGATCGCTTGACGGTTTGCCGAAATGTGGTTCATACTCTAGGAGTCCACCACACATGGCACCCTAAATGTTTGAGCTATCAGTCGTCCCGGCTTACGGCAGGGTCTACAACAGCAAAGCGGCGATCTGGTCTGACTGGACCGCTGACAAGGATTTTCAGATCACCGGCATCGGTCCTAATAGTGGCCGTTACGTCAATCAGCAGGATGCGGCCGCCAGCGGTTTGGCCTGCGTCTTGGTGCGCTACGGCAAACGGCTGGAGAAAACCTGCAGCATCAACCTCATTAAAAACCGCATCAATTGATCATGAAACTTACTGACAAAGCATTCATTGGTCGCCCTTACATCACCGATGGCGATTCATACCAAGAAATAAGAGACACACTGGAACGTGTGCCATTCACTTGGGCCATTCAAACCCACTATGTACCGGCAACAGACACCGATGGCGCATTCATTGTTGCCAGCTGCAAAGCGATCGACGCTTGCATTCAGGTTGCCTACAGTTACGAGCATTCACGACAAGGCGCACACTATGTGGCCGCCGTCGCACTAATCAAACGCGAATGTTCGGACATGTGGGAGAACTTAACAGTTCTTGGATCGGTTGAACAGGGCAGTGGATACCTTTTTTGTTTTGGGGAGGACGGACTGAACACTTAGCACAGATTCGCCCAAGAACTCATCAATTTTGCTGATATCAGCCATTGGATTTTCTTATGGCTGGATCGGTTGACGTTTTGCGCTATTGCGGCAATGCTTTGCACAGGTCATCCACACCCAAAGCCATGATCACTAAATTTCAACTCACCAAGAAGTCCAGCAATAGAAAGACCGGACCGATCGCTACGGTCCGCAGTTCCTCCAATACTTGCCCGGCAGACTGCCCATTTAACAACGGCGGAGGATGTTATGCAGCCAGTGGGCCCGAAGCTATTTGGTGGAAGCGTCTGGATGAATCAGAAAAACCTGAGCACACTGGCTGGCTCGGATTGTCTGATCAATTCCGTGAAGCGAAGTTAACGCCCGGCACTCTCCTAAGAGTTAACACTGCTGGAGATCTTCCGCATTTGCCTAACACTGGCGAGATCCTTGGGAATGTAGTCGATCTCCTGCGGGCTATTTTTGAGGCTAACGAAGTCGTTCCGTTTACTTACACTCACCACCGGCAGACCGAACACAACCTTTCGGTGGTAGATCGGCAGAACCGCGCGGGCTTTACTGTTAATCTGTCGTGTGATTCTGAGGAACGGGCTTCCATGATGCACCGACGAGGGTTCCCGTCGGTGTGCGTTGTTCCTGCTGATGACACCAGAACAGGCTGGCGCGATGAGCACGGCACAAAGTTTGTCACCTGTCCGGCTCAGACACGAGATGAGATGACGTGCGATCGGTGTCGCCTTTGCAGTAAAGCGAACCGTGGCGCGGTCGTAGTTTTTCGTGCTCACGGCGCAAAAAGAAAGAAAATCAGCGCAAGGCTAGAAACGGCCGGTTGAGCTGCTACAATACAGACGAGCGGCAACCCAGACCGCACAATCCTTTCCAATCCCATGACTGTTCGCACTGTACAATCCAGCACGTTTGACGCATGGCGGCTCGCTGCCTGTCTCTCGGGGTTCCTGTTCTCGATCACAGCAGTCTCCACCATTTTCCACGTTGAGAACACCGAAGCGATGCGCCGATGCCTCACGGCTGGCGCGTCTCCTGAGCACTGTATGCTCACGGTTCACGGTCGCTAATCCCTGCGCCTTGCCTCTCTGCTGACAGCCGACCAAATAGCTACCGGCCGGGTCCGTTGCGCTGCAGCGGATCTGGCCAGTTCGCCAGGCTACTGTCACAAAAGGACACGTTACTGTCACTAATCGGCGACCGGCGACTGATCAGGATTGCTTATGTATCACCCAACACACTGGGGGTAGGGTTCGGCTCGCCGCAGCTGCGGGCAGCCTCCAGGGAACCTCCACGAACATCACACAAAAATTCTACTGTAATAGGGGGCAGGGGTCAAGTTTCCTCTGTAGCACAGCCGCTGTGGCGAAAAATACAAGCACCCGTTATGTTGGCTGGAACGTTGTTATTCTTTAAGTAAGATTCTGTGAATCTCGTGCAAGAAAAAGACGCCTCTGTGGGGCCTAACGAAGAACCCAAAGAGAACAAACACGCGCCAAAGATCACTCGTACAGCGTTTCGCAAAAACGAGCGAGTCAAGCGCCTGTACTTGCGCCAACTCGAAGGACTCCCAGCCAAACAGCTCGTCCTCGACCACGCCAGCAAAGAACAGATCAGCGAAGAAACGGCCTGGCGCGACTGGCGTGAAGTCACAAAACTTAACGACCAAGATTTTGCGGCCGAGCGCGAGACCTACGCAGCCCGCATCTTCTCCATGCGGCAAAAAGTCCTTAACGCCGCCTTAAAACGCGGCCAAATGAACACCGCCGCCCAAGTTCTCGACTCCCTGGCACGTCAAATCGGCTGCGACGAACCCACCGCCACCGAATCGCTGCCCGAAATCCGCGTTCGCGTCCAACCACCAGCGCAAATGCCTGGTTCGGAGGCCGCCCAACTACCGCCAATCGACGTAACCGAGACCGAAGATGTCGAAACCGATTGATATCGACCTAAGACCAGCGCAATTCGAGGTATTCACCAGCCCCAAACGCTTTCGCGTTCTCGTCGCAGGCCGCCGCTTCGGCAAAAGCTACCTCGCCTGCATCGAACTACTACAAAAGGCCGCCAACGCACCCGGCGAAACCTTCTTCTACTGCGCTCCCACCTACCGCATGGCGAAGGACATCGCCTGGAAAGTCCTCAAAAAGATCATCCCACCATCACTGGTACGTAGCAAGAACGAAACCGACCTCAAAATCGA